TGGAACTCAGTGCCGTAGCGCATGGCTTCTGTCTCTTCGACAGGGTACTCCTTCAATATTTTTTCGTGGTAGAACTGCTTCGGACACGTCTCAAACGCTTTAGCCTTACTGAACGACCAAGGTGCTATACTCACTCACAATCTCCGTATGATTTTCCTGTGCCGCTTTCGCAGTCCACAGGTAGCCCTGCTGCCCAATCGGGTGTCCACCGCATACATTCTTCAACATATGCTTGCGCTGCATCGACCTCTTCGTCACGAACGCAGCAAACAATCGAGTCGTGTACCGTCAACACCACTTTGTATTTCTTACTTATTCTTAGCATTTGCTCGCCTATGATGCAACGTGCTAGTGCTTGGCACACGTTTTCTATTACCTTGCCACCATATATTCTGGTGCGTCCACGGCGTGTTTTATAGCTGTACTCAAGACCTTTTTCGCCCTGCTCACTACCTAAATTCTCATAGATAATGCTTAGTTTGCTCGGCATGATCAGCGAACTTTCTGCCGCTGCAACCTGCACCACACCTTTACGTCCAAACTGCGCGGCCCTTTTGTTTGCAAGCTGCTGCACCATGTAATGAGCATCGCGCCATACCTTACTAATTTTGTAGTTGGCATCACGATAGATGCTTATGATCCTACGGGCTTCGTCAGGTGACACTTCAAACCCAAAAGTCTTTAGCTGCATCCCGAACTTCTCGGCACCCATGCCGTAACCTGCGCCAAGGATTGTGGTCTTACCAACGAACCGTTGATCCTTTGTGACGTCCTCTTCTTCACAGTTGTATATACGTGCCGCCATTTTGACGTATACATCTTCGCCTTTCGCAAATGCGTTTGTGAGATCATCTTGCCCTGCGAACCATGCCAACACCCGCGCTTCGATCTGCGAACTGTCTGCCTCTACCAGAGTGCAGCCTTCGGGGGCGATCAGTGCCTTCTTTAGTTTCTTGGCGTTTGGCCCACGGCTCGGCAGGTTTTGTAGGTTTATCTTGTCAGCCCCACCCCAACGACCAGTGTGCGCGGCGTAGTATCTTACGGGGACCGGAAGCAGTCCACGTTTACAAATATCTATAAACCTCTCTGTACGTGTTTCTTCTAAGGTACTTTTGCTACCCAAACGTGCCGCCACCAGAGATTGCACCCGATCATCATCGTGTTCTTGCAGAGCCTTGAAGCCCTCGTCAGACTTGGCAAAGGCGTACGTCTGCTTGTTTGTTGTTGGGCTGATTTTCATCGGGGGTTCCACCCCAATAGCTTTGAGCAGATCCGCAAACTTAGGGTTCGACATAAGATCTTTCTTGTCGGTGACGTTTGCGTCACGCAATAGTTTATCTTTGCGATCTTTGACATATTCTAAATGCTGCTCCAATAACTCAAGGTCCAGATCCAACGTGGGTTCAATGAACATCCGCAGCGTGAGGTCAATCAGTTTTAATTCTTGTCGGGGAAACACACGCCCCATCATCGTGAATAATTTGTAGGTTAAATCTACATCGTTCTTGGCGTAGCCGCCGTACCGTGCAAGTTCTTGCTCAGTGAAATCGGTTTGACGCTTCCCTTTAGCGTTGTTGACTTCGGTGCCTTTGACGCCCACGCCGTATCGCTCTGCCACGGCTTTCAAGGATGCACTTGTTTCGATGCCGTGCAGGGCGCGAGACATGCACATAGTGTCAAACCACACCTTTGGCTTCACGCCGTACCGCCACGAAAGTATAGCACCATCGAACATCGTGTTGTGACATAAGATGGCGCTGTCAGAGAAGTTTATGTATGATAGCAGACGGGATACTTGATCCCCATCTACTATCCACTTTGTAGCCTTGTCGTTCTTTTTGATTGCAAGGCCAATGACTTCGAAACGCCTATCACGCACGTATTCTTCCGTTGTCATCTTGGACAACGAATAATCTTTGTCGTAGTACGTTTCGAAGTCTAAGGTGTATACGTCCATTATCTTTGACTTATTTCACCACCAAGTGCCATGTACCCACAGACATCTACATAGTTGTCTATGTGCTTGTTGTTTCCGTGAAGCCTAGCGACTTTCATCAAAGCCAACATGACTGGTACGTCATCGACTTTTATGTAATCACGCAGCCCAAGATGTGCGTTCCAGTACGCAGCCATCAATACAAAGTTACTTTCTGCATCGCCGTGCTGCTCGGCACGATCTTTACTGACAAGTGTCTCAGCTTCTTTGAGAATACTTGTGCGCGTAACTGACAGCGGTGGATCGAAGGGCAGTTCAAGCTGTTCCTCTTTCGGCGCTTCTAACACCTCTTTCGGCGTACCGATTTTCTTCATCAGCATAAATACATACGCCTCTGAAGATTTTGTTGCCTTTGCAATTTGCTTCGCGGTTGCCTTTGGGTGTTTAATTTTATACGCCCAAATCTTATCGGCTTTCTTCTGTTTAACCATAATGTCCTCCTAGACATTTTTACCTGCAATACGCAGTTGTTTTACGAACTCTTTGAGTTCCCTTCTTGCCCGATCCCAATCCTGATTGACATTCGGGTGCTTAAATTGCGTCCTTAGACTTTCGTTTTGGTAGTGGTCCACCTCTCGACGAAGGTGACGCAAAAGTGCTTCTTCAACAGGTGTAAGTTTTTCACTCAAAACGGTGGCTCCTCTCCCTCATAACTTGGTTTCCACGCTACGTATTCTTCACGTACGCTTACGTGTTCTTCCCGTTCTTCTACCAGCCCCATCTCCTTTAGAAACAGGGCTAGTTCTTGTGACACATTATCAAGCTGCATCTTCGTCGTCTATGCCGCGCAACGCATGAACGAGTTGTTCCATCGGTGTAACGTCATGCCCTGCATGTTCGACACAGCCCCGATACCTAGCCAACCACGCAGCCAAAGCCTGTGCAGCTTGCAGTCGCAATTCTTGTTGCGAAACTTCACTTGAAGGATCAAAAGGGATGTACCCGCCCCCGTGCTTTCTGTCTTTCATGGGACTAATGTAAGCTGGGTAATCAGCTACTTTGATACGCACCTTAACATCTTTCACTGTCTCATGTTTAACAGTGATGCGAAGTCCGCGAATAAGTCCCGCAATCCGATCCTTCTCGTACTCTTCGATCTTTTTGTCATCGGAAGCACCGAAGACGTAATCGTAAAATTCGTGATCTGGTTTTTGTTTTAGCCATTCACGTATTTGCGCGACATCAAGGGTATTCCTACCTGTTTCTGCCGCGTATTCATTTATAAGCCGCTGCTTATCGCTCTTCTTGAAGTTCATATTTTCTCCATTTCAAGTTAATATTAAAAACCAAGCCGGACCATACCGTTTATGCGCCCCAACTCGCCGAACCCGTCCATACCGGACCGTTCCCCGACCGCCATGCCGAAAAAGACCAAAACTTAACGGGCCGAACCGCACCATGACCGCCTTAACATACCGCGACAAACCGCGACAGACCTAACCGGATCTCGCCCCGACCGCCGTAACTGACCGAACCACGCGAAACCAGAACAAACCTGACCGCACCGCACCTCGACCGCCCTACCATGCCAAAACCACTCCCGAACTCATCACACCTCGCCTAGACCGCCTTGACTGACCGTAACCAAACTGAACGGACCATACCTAGACCGCCACGCCAAAAAACACCAAAACTTAACTCGCCGAACCAGAACTCACCTTGCCTAGACCGCCCTGCCACAACTCGCCCTATCACGCCCGATCCCAACGCAACTTACCACGACCGCCACGCCGTAACCCAACTGACCTAACCCCGCCGTAACAACCTTACCTTGCCTTGACCGACTTGCCTCGCCTGACCGCAACCCACCTGACCGCTACGTGCCTCTCCACACCGCGCCTCGACCGCCTAGACTTGCCTCGCCTGACCACCACCGCTACGTGCCTCTCCACACCGCGCCTCGACCGACATACCGAACCAAAACTCAACATAACCGACCGTAACTTACCCCGCCTCGACCGCCTTGACCAAAAAGGGGAAGGGGCATTGCTGCCCCAACCTTTATTCTGCTGCAATGTCCTGTATATCTGCATCGAAGCGACGACCCATCTCTGACTTGACATATTCTACCAAGTCCGCTGTAACATCGTCGGCATACTCAGGATTATTCATCGCTGCCTGTTGGACATCACGCCCCTCAAGCATCAATTCATCCCAAACTTTTTGTGGTGAACTACCGTCTGGCATAAAGTCTGTCCAATCATCTCCGCTATCAGATGTACCAACGACAAATGTGCCATAAGACCCACGGCCTTTCTCTTGTCGAAAATCACCGATACCAATGATTGCACCCGCATTGCTGAGTAGTGATACAATACCATAGGCGCTGAGTGTTGGTTGAACATAGGCGATATCAACCTCTGCGCACCAACGCGGTAGATAACAACGTGTCCGTATGTCTGGCGTACGTTTAATATCTGCGGTGCGAACTATGTCAGTCTTTAACTGCGGCTTACCCCATATCTGAATGTGGGTTTGCGGCATAAAGATCAGACGTTGCACAGACGCCTTGGACACATTTTCTGTCTCAAGTGCTGCTGTAGCCATAGCAGCTTTGACCCCTGGAGCGGGGAAACATAGTAGTGTTTCTCCAAACTCCTTTTTGTATGCGGAGTCATAGAACTCTCTTATGGGATCGTGTTTCATCCCTGTTAGCTGCTTCTTACCTTTGATCTTTTCTTTCGGTGCAGCAAGATCGCGCATTGTCTTGACGCTCATGCTGTTGAAGTAAAGAGGTGTTGTACCAACCATCCGTAAACGGACACGACCCTTCTTGAACTGACTAATTTTAAGTGTTTGTTCTGAAGGTTCTACGGTTTCTTTTTGCTTGAAAGCCATGTTTGTTGTTTTCCATTACCAAGAGTTTGTAGGGTTTGCCCTACTTGTGAAAGGTTATCTTCATTGATAACCAGCGAAATGCCACCTGCTGCTGCGATGTCTTTAAGGTTTTTCTGCTGCAAAGGGGTGGGCTTGTTGCTGCCAGCTTTACATTCAATACCGACAAAGAAGCCGTTGTAACATGCAACTACATCAGGCACACCGCTGCGCCCGTAGCCACCTGTCACAGGGTAAAAGAAGTAGGCACCAAACTCTTTAAGTGTAGCGACAACTTTCTTTTTTACTTTAGCTTCTGGTGTCATGTATTTCCCGTGGTAACTGGCATCGAACGAGGGCGGTTTCCCGCCCCCGAAATTGGTAGTGTTTCACTACTCGTCGTGGAACAACCAAAAGGTATTTGCATCTATGCGCTGACCAACACCTTCGACTGGTTCTGTCGGTGGTATATGGTTAGTCATCATAAGCACAGCTATCTTTCGTTGTACCCACTCGGGTGTGTCACGTATGTTCATATAGTGGCCTAAAGCTGTCGCGTCAATAGCTTCTAGGCCAAAACATATAATTTCTACCTTTCCCGTAGTAGGATGTAGTAGGACGCGATAAGTCTTGTTATCACATACGCTCACGTGGTGTCAACTGTTTCTGATGTAAAAAATGTTTTCGGAAAAACGATAGCCTACACCTGCGACATAATGTTCATCTTGCACCATTGACAGTACCGATAATTTAGCCAAGATGTCGTGGGGGACTTCTTCTTGGGAATATACTTTTACCTGCTCGGTATCCAAGTCGATCCCCCACGAAAACGTACTTTTGTGTACGTCTATGTTCTCGGCAACACGATACTTAGGTTTGCCAAACACTGAGATCGCTTCAACAAAAGTAAACGGTTCCGACTCAGAATTTTCAGTAGCGTTGAGTTCTTTCATGGAGTTGAAGAACGTATTAAGTTTTTCACCAACTTCGGCATTCATAAACTCGTAACCTGTTTCCACCAGATGCTTCAGTTCCGCTTGAAGTGCATTGGGTCTACCGAACCCATATTCACCAGTGTCAAACAAGCTGGGTAAAAGTTCTTTCTTTACTTCTTTCACAACCTTACGCGCTTCGTCTATGACATTACGTGACGCACTAGAACATCTGTCTCCTGATAGCTGAAGGATCTGCGCTATTGACAATGGACGCAGTGCGGCACAGTTCTTCACAGCTTGTTTCAGTGAGGTCGTTACCCGCATATTTAGGTGCCTACCATGTCCGTACTTACCGTTGAAGATTTGCGGCGAGAACACAGCGTAACGCTTCGTCCCATCACCACCTTTCAAGAAATCCCCGAACCCTATCTCACCCATACAGTAGTTGTCACCTTCTCGGTACACCCATGCAAGATTACTCTGAGCGGCTCTAGGCGCTACCTTGTAGCCTTTCATCTTCCGCATCAGTTCATCCGCAAACTCCCTGAGTTCGCTGCTCCACCGCGTCTCGGCACCTGCTGCATTGGCCTGCTGCTTGGCCTCTTTGACCGTTATCAGCGGCATATAAATTTTGTTAGTCATTGTCGTTCTCCTTTGTTACGAAACCTGCGTTGTTGTTTATAAAGTAGTTGTACTGTCTACGTACTTTTTGCAGGTCATCTTTGGTTTGTATTTTCTTGATTAGGTACTCACGATTGTAATACC